CACACATCAACAGCTGGAGCTGGCACATTGCCTGTGGTTGCAAATGCAATTTACGCGGCATTAAATGTTAACCCCGGAGGAACTTTTGTTGGAGTTTCAATGCCTGTTGTGGGTACAACTAAAATTGTTGTAACATCTGCTCTTTACGCATAATAATTAATCTATAGCAACCGTAAAGAAATTTGCGGTTGCTTTAATAAACTAAAAACAAAATGAAAAACGTATCAAAAAAGCCAATGGCAAAAGGAAAAGAAATGGCGGGTAAACCAGCGAAAAGCATGGCTAAAAAGCCAATGGGTAAAACCAAAGCTAGCTGTTAACGTATAATATATATAACATGGCATATACTCAGAAAGCAGGAAGAGGCAACCTCCTTAAAACAGGGAACGGCATACCTGACGAATTTAAAACAAATAATGAACCACCTGTAACACCAAAAGTTACGCCAGTCACCACAACGCCTAAATATGTTGCTAGTGTAGAAAATTATCAAAATAGTCTTACAACTTTAAATCAAAATCGCAATGACATTAAAGTAAATCTTAACACATCTGAAGCTTCACCAAATGAGTTTAAAAGAAATGTTAAAGAAGAAGGTGGATACACTACCATAACAGGTTCGGGTGGCCAGTTATTCCGCGGAAGAACAGGGATGAAAGCCACAAATGACGCCGTAAGAGCTTCTCAGTCAAAAGTAAATGAGGTAAACACTCGACGCCAAAATAATGCAAGATTTTGGGATATAAACGCGGGATTGGTGCCGGTGTCTGCGTTTACAGAAAAAGACAAAGAAACTATGCTAAATTTAGGTAAACTAAAACAAGGATAATATGGGATCATTTGTAAATCAACCAGACTTTGCGACGAGACTTCAAGAAATTTCTCCAACCGATGATATGAATGTAGATACGCATTTGAATAAAGCGGCTATATACATAGGGGCTGTACCAACTCCCGGCACTGGCACATTAGCAGTTATGATGCCTGACAAAAGTGGCGTGGTGAGTAATGTTGTAATTAGAGGATTAAGTGCTGGAATGTTTTTACCAATATGTGTAGACTACGTTCTAGACAGTGGCACAACAGCCACAAGGATTTATGCTTATTGGTAAAATAAAATAGTAACAAATTAAATTAAATAAAATGGAAGTAGTAAAACAAGTAACGACAGAACAATTAGAAAAAATTCGTAACCAACAAAAAGAGCTTAATTCTATATTAACTAATATTGGGATATTAGAATCGCAGAAACATGGGTATCTGCATTCATTAGCAGACTTGAATAAGGTTATCGAAGAAACTAAGATGGAACTTGAAAATCAGTATGGTGCCGTTAGTATCAACCTAGAAACAGGCGATTGCGTTCCAGTGAATGCATCAAATGAATAATCATGGGTTCAGTTATTAGAAAAATAAGCATTGGCGCCGATTATAAAAACGACGCAATGCATTATTCTATCGCGCAAGTAGTTTATGGGGGACATGAAATCTCCCATATACTATTTGACGAGGAAGACAGGTCCTATAATATTTATATTAAAAAGGGAGACGAGGTTATGCCGTGGAAAAAGTTTAATGCAAACATGGCCATATCTGTTGAATACGATCTTGAATATTGATGAGAAGTCTATTTAGTTTTATAGTTACACCATTGGGTCAAAGATATGATAATACCGTTGATGTAAATGGCAAAGAACTTATTATAAATACCAAAATAGAAACTTTTAAAGCCGTAAATAATTTAGCGAAAGTTGTCGCAACGCCGCTCGCGTTTGAAACCAATATAAAGGTCGGCGACACGGTTGTAATACACCATAATGTTTTTCGCAGATTCTATGGGATAAAAGGAGAGCAAAAAAATAGTAGAGCATATTTTACAGAAGATTTATATTTCTGTGATGCAGATCAAATATATTTATACAAAACCGATACTGAATGGCAATCATTTGGTGATCGCTGTTTTGTTAAACCTATTAAGAATACAGACTATTTAAAGCTAGATAAAGAACAAAAACATATTGGTATATTAAAATATGGCAATAGCTCCTTAAACGAGCTTGAAATCAATCCTGGAGACCTTGTGGGTTACAAACCATTTGGTGAATTCGAATTTATAATAGACGACCAGCGATTGTATTGTATGAAATCAAATGATATTGTAATTAAATATGAGTACAAAGGAAACGAAGTTGAATATAATCCGAGCTGGGCGAAGAGCAGTTGAGGAATTAGTCAAGGTAGCAGAAGAAGCTATTATAGATAGCGGTGATGATATATCGGCAGATAGATTAAAGAATGCTGCAGCAACTAAAAAGCTGGCAATATTCGATGCCTTTGAAATCTTAACTCGCATTGAGATGGAAGAAAAACTAATCAATGACGAAGAATCAGCAAAGAACGATACTCAAAAAGTATTTAAAGGTTTTGCGGAAGGGAGATCTAAGTAATGTACGAACAAACTTTATACAAAATACTACCTAATTATATTACAAAGAAAACCCTAAACCAGGGCAATCGTAATAAAAAATGGAAGTACGGTTATGATAAAGACAACGATATGGTTGTCATTAGCAAAACCGGAAAGATTGGTGAAGTATATGAAATACAGAACCTAAAGATAGCATTGCCGTTAGAAGAGAATGTATACAAAAGATCTGAAAATAAAGAAGAACAATTTTGGGAGCAGTTTGTTTATCCAAAAGAATTGGATAGATTAAAAAGTGTTTTTGATTGGAATAAACAACCGGATCATTTTAAAGAGAGATGGTATGATTATATAGATAATGAGTTTAAATATAGGGACGAAGGTTTTTTCTATTATAGCAATGGCAAACCAACGTATATAACCGGAACGCATTACATGTACCTGCAGTGGAGTAAAATTGACGTAGGCGCACCTGACTTCAGGGAATCAAACAGATTGTTTTTTATATTTTGGGAAGCTTGCAAGGCAGACCCAAGGTGTTATGGAATGTGTTATTTAAAAAATAGACGTTCCGGATTTTCTTTTATGTCTTCTTCAGAGCTTGTTAATCAAGCTACTATGTCCAGTGATTCTAGATTTGGTGTATTATCAAAGTCTGGAGCGGATGCTAAAAAAATGTTTACAGATAAAGTTGTACCAATTTCTGTTAACTACCCTTTCTTTTTTAAACCGATACAAGATGGTATGGATAGGCCTAAAACAGAATTAGCCTACCGCGTGCCTGCGTCAAAGTTAACCAGAAGGAAGTTAGATTCTAATGAACAGTTAATGGAACTTGAAGGGCTTGATACAACTATTGACTGGAAAAATACCGGCGATAATAGTTATGATGGTGAAAAGTTAAAACTTTTAGTACATGATGAAAGTGGTAAATGGGAAAGGCCTGATAATATTTTAAATAACTGGCGTGTAACAAAAACAACTTTAAGATTAGGCAGCAGAGTTATTGGTAAATGTATGATGGGGTCAACCTCTAATGCTTTAGACAAAGGAGGAGAAAACTTTAAAAAGCTTTATTATGACTCAGACGTATCGAGAAGAAACCGCAATGGACAGACTAGTTCAGGATTATATAGTTTGTTCATACCTATGGAATGGTCCTACGAAGGATTCATTGATACTTATGGGCTACCTGTCTTCGACACTCCAGAAAAACCGGTAAAAGGCGTTGATGGCAATTGGATTGAGTACGGGGTTATTGAACACTGGCAAAATGAAGTTGATGGTTTAAAACAAGATCCAGACGGATTAAACGAATATTACCGCCAATTTCCAAGAACAGAACAGCATGCATTTAGAGATGAGACAAAACAATCTTTGTTTAATCTTACAAAAATATATGAGCAAATAGATTACAATGAAGATCTACGAAACTCAAGCGTGGTAACTCGCGGTAACTTTCAATGGGAAGGCGGGATACTCGATACAAGAGTACAGTTTTTTCCGCATAAAGACGGAAGGTTTTTAATTTCATGGGTTCCACCTAAATATCTTCAAAACCGAGTGATAATAAAGGATGGGCTAAAATATCCCGGCAATGAACACTGTGGTGCTTTTGGCTGTGACAGTTATGATATATCCGGGACAGTTAATTCAAGGGGTTCTAATGGAGCACTACACGGACTTACTAAGTTTACTATGGAGGATATTCCAGCTAATCATTTCTTCCTTGAATATATCGCTAGACCTCAAACATCTGAAATATTTTTTGAAGATGTACTTATGGCTTGTGTATTTTATGGTATGCCGATACTGGCGGAAAATAATAAACCAAGATTGTTATATCATTTTAAAAGAAGAGGCTATAGAGGATTCTCAATGAATCGACCGGATAAAGTTTGGAATAAGTTATCGCCATTTGAAAAAGAAGTCGGCGGAATACCTAACTCATCACAGGACATTATGCAAGCCCATGCCTCCGCTATTGAAACGCATATAGAAGATTACATTGGGCAAAAAGGGGATGGCGAATATGGAACAATGTATTTCCAAAGAACATTGGAAGACTGGGCTAGGTTTAATATAAATAATAGAACAAACCATGATGCCTCTATTAGTTCAGGATTGGCTATAATGGCTTGTAATAAGCATAGGTATGTACCAACAAACCCAATACAAAAAGAAAGAGTTTCTTTAGGTTTTAAAAGATACAATAATGAAGGTTATAATTCACAAATAATAAAATAGATGATTTATACTAATACTAATAGTTCCTTCCCAAGTCAGGTAGTACCTGATGAGGAAAAGCAAAGTTACGACTACGGTAAAGCTGTAGGGAGAGCTATTGAAAACGAATGGTTTAGAGGCGATAGAGTTGGATGGGGAGCTGGTAGCAGATGGGGTTCTAATTGGCAAAGATTTAATACCTTAAGATTATATGCGCGCGGAGAACAATCCGTTCAAAAATATAAAGACGAATTATCTATAAACGGTGATTTATCATATCTTAATTTAGACTGGAAACCAGTGCCGATTATACCAAAGTTTGTGGATATAGTTGTTAACGGAATATCTAGCAAGAATTATGAAATTAAAGCATACGCCCAAGATCCTGAATCTATAAAAAAGAAAACAGAGTATGCTCAAGCAATTATGGAAGACATGGCTGCCAGGGAATTTTTAATGAAAATGCAAGAAAAGCTCGGCGTTAATGGTTTCACGCAAGACCCCGCTCAATTACCAGAAGACCAAGAGGAACTTGAAATACATTTGCAACTATCTTACAAACAAGGCGTTGAAATTGCAGAAGAAGAAGTAATAAATCAAGTACTTGCTCAAAATAAATATGAATTAATAAATAGAAGATTAAATTACGACTTAGTTACGCTTGGTATTGCCGCGGCAAAAACAAACTGGAATAGGGCAAATGGTATTGTTCTAGAGTATGTTGATCCAGCAAATTTAGTTTATTCATATACTGAAGATCCAAACTTTGATGATATATGGTATGTTGGCGAAGTTAAGTCTATTAGTTTAGAGGAATTAAAAAAACAATTTCCGCATTTAAGCGCGGATGATTTAAAAGAAATAGAAAAATTCCCAGGTGATAACAATTATACTCGTAATTATTATGGTCAAGACTATGATGATTCAGCTGTGCAAGTTTTATATTTTGAATATAAAACCTATTCTGAACAAGTATTTAAAATCAAAAGAACAGAACACGGCTTAGAAAAAGCTTTGCAAAAGCCAGATACATTTAACCCTCCTGCAAGTGATAATTTTGAAAAAGTATCAAGGAGTATTGAAGTGTTGTACAGTGGCGCAAAAATATTAGGTCACGAAAAAATGCTAAAATGGGAGATGTCAGAAAACATGACACGCCCCGTTGCTGATACCACAAAAGTAGAAATGAATTATACCATTTGTGCGCCTAGAATGTACAAAGGTAAAATTGAGTCTTTAGTTAGTCGCATTACTGGGTTTGCTGATATGATTCAGTTAACTCATTTAAAACTGCAGCAGGTGTTATCAAGAATGGTTCCGGACGGGGTGTTTGTTGATGTTGATGGCTTAGCGGAAGTAGACTTAGGCAATGGCACAAACTACAACCCGGCAGAAGCATTAAATATGTATTTCCAAACAGGTAGTATTGTTGGTCGATCACATTCACAAGACGGTGGTATGAACCCAGGCAAAGTGCCTATTCAGGAACTGCAAACTTCAAATGGTAATGCTAAAATAAGTTCTTTAATTAGCACTTATCAATATTATTTACAAATGATTCGCGACGTAACGGGATTAAATGAAGCGAGAGATGGAAGCACGCCAGATCCAAAAGCATTGGTTGGCTTACAAAAAATGGCTGCGGCAAATTCAAATACCGCAACGCGACATATAGTTCAAGCTAGTTTGTATTTAACGTTAAGACTTTGCGAAAATATATCTTTAAGAGTAGCTGATTCATTAAGATTCCCATTAACCGAGCAGGCGTTAAGAGAAAGCATTTCTACTTTTAACGTAAAAACATTAGAAGAGTTAATAAACCTTAATCTACATGACTTTGGAATATTTTTAGAGTTAGAACCGGACGAAGAACAAAAAGCTCAGTTAGAACAAAATATACAAATCGCATTACAATCCGGAGGCATTGACCTTGAAGACGCTATTGATTTAAGACAAATTAATAATCTTAAATTAGCTAATCAATCTTTAAAATATAAAAGAAAGAAAAAACTAGAAAGAGATCAAGCAAACCAACAAGCGAATATTCAGGCGCAAGCACAAGCAAACGCACAATTAGCGGAACAAACCGCAATGTCTGAAGTTCAAAAACAACAAGCGTTAGCACAAACAGAAATACAAATAGAGCAAGCAAAAGCACAATTTACAATACAAAGACTACAGCAGGAGTTGCAAATAAAGCAACAATTAATGGCGCAAGAGTTCCAATATAATATGCAATTAGCTCAGGCTCAAGTAGGTGCGCAACAACAAAAAATAAACGATATAGAGGATCGAAAAGATAAACGAGTTAAAATGCAAGCTACACAGCAAAGCGAATTAATTGATCAAAGAAAAAATGACACAATGCCAAAAAACTTTGAATCAGAATTTGATAATGCTGGTGGAGGTTTTGGACTTGGGACAATAGATCAAATGTAGCGAATTAACCAATTTTATAATATTATATCATGTCAGAACAAATTAAACAAGAAGGGGATTTTAAAATCCAAAAGAAAAAGCCTGCAATGAAAAATCTTGGCGGCGCAAATCAAGTTTCAAAAGTAGATTTAACACCTAAAAAAGAAGAGGATGCCATTCAAGAGCAAACAACAAATGAAAGCGTGTTACGCACAGAACAGTCCGAAATGGGATTGCAAGAAGTGGTCGCAGGAAACGAAGAACATAAAGAAATTACCAACGCGGCTGAAGAAGAAGTAACAATAATTAATGCTCAAGAAGAGTCTGCTAAGGAAGTTGTTGCTGAATTAGCGAAAGAATTAGACGAAGCAATACAAGATAATAAGACTTCAGGTATTCAACTGCCGGAAAATATAGAAAAACTTGTAACCTTTATGCAAGAAACTGGCGGAACAGTAGAAGATTATGTGCGTTTAAGCGCGGATTATTCTTCTATAAGCACAGAGTCATTGCTAAAAGAATACTATAAAAAATCAAGACCTCATTTAGACAGTGATGAAATTGAATTCCTAATGGAGGATAAATTTAGTTACGACGAAGACGAGGATGATGAGCGAGACATCAAAAAAAAGAAACTCGCATTTAAAGAAGAAGTTGCAAAAGCAAAAAACTTTTTAGAGGACCTTAAAAACAAATACTATGATGAGATCAAGTTGAAACCATCAGTAAATAAGGAACAACAAAAAGCACTTGACTTTTTTAACCGATATAACGAAGAGCAAAAAGCTGCAGAGTCAAAGCATTCGAGATTCAAAGATGATACTAAAAAATTTTTTACACAAGATTTCAAAGGTTTTGATTTCAATTTAGGTGAAAAAACTTTTAAGTATAATATACCGAATCAGGATGCTACAGCGGATAAGCAATCGAATATAACAAACCTAGTTAAGAAGTTCTTAAACGATAATGGTGAAGTTACAGATTTGAAAGGGTATCACAAGGCAATGTACGCTGCCGAAAACATCGACACGATTGCGAAACATTTTTACGAGCAAGGTAAAGCCGACGCCGTAAAAGAAGTTGTTGCAAAGTCTAATAACATTACAACAGAACCACGCAGGTCTCCTCCGGGTGATGTTTTTGTTAATGGATTAAAAGTTCGAGCTATTACCGGCGTTGATTCTTCAAAACTGAAAATACAAAAAAGAACTTAACAATTAAAAATTAAAAATTATGGCAAATGTTACGCCTTCCTTTGGGTCAATTACACCCTCACAAAGACAGCAAGCGTTAGCGACTAACTACTTACAGTTTACCGACTCAGCTGCGTCCAATTTTTCTTCATTCGCACAACAGTACTTACCAGAAATCTACGAAGCAGAAGTAGAGCGTTATGGAAACAGAACTCTTTCTGGATTCTTACGCATGGTTGGAGCTGAAATGCCAATGACATCAGATCAAGTTATCTGGTCAGAGCAAAACCGTTTGCATGTTGCATATAACAACGTTGATGTTGTAAGTGCTGCTGCAAATACCTTGCTTATCTCACCGGTTGCTTCTCCGCCAAATAGCTTTGTTGCAAATGTTATTTCCATAAACCAAACAATTGTTGTTATGGAGCCAACTACTGGTATTGAAGTAAAATGTATTGTATCAGCTAGTAATGCTACAACTGGTGCAATAACTGCTCTTCCGTACACTGTTAACACATTAGCTACCGCTGGATTAACAGACTCAAGCGTTGTAAAAATCTTTGTATATGGTTCTGAATATCCAAAAGGATCTTCTTTGCTTGATAACCCATACACAAGTATTAACCCTTCGTTTACTCAGTTTAATAATTCACCAATTATTATCCGTAACAAATATGTTGTTAATGGATCTGATACAGCTCAGATTGGATGGGTTGAAGTTGCTACTGAAGATGGAACAGGTGGATACTACTGGTATTTGAAAGCTGAATCTGAAACTCGTTTACGTTTTGAAGATTACCTAGAAATGTCAGTTGTTGAAGGAGAACTTGCAGCGGCTGGTTCTGGCGCGCTTGTTACCGCTTCCAAAAAAGGTACTGAAGGTTTATTTGCCGCAGTTAGATCAAGAGGAAATATTGTAAATAATTTCTCTGTAGCTGCTGGATTAACTGAATTTGATAGTATCCTTAAAAACTTAGATACTCAAGGAGCTATTGAAGAAAACATGCTTTTCTTAAACCGCGCTACTTCACTTGACTTTGACGATATGTTGGGTTCAATCTCAGCTGGTGTTAATGGGGGTGTTGCTTACGGATTGTTTGAAAACTCTTCTGAGATGGCATTAAACTTAGGTTTCTCTGGTTTCCGTCGTGGATCTTATGATTTCTACAAAACTGACTGGAAATACTTAAATGACGCTTCTACTCGTGGCGGTGTTGCAATTTCTGGAATTGACGGAGTTTTAATCCCCGCTGGAACGTCTACCGTTTACGATCAAATGTTAGGGACCAATATCCGTCGTCCTTTCTTACACGTTCGTTATAGAGCTGCTGAAGCTGATGACCGTCGTATGAAATCATGGGTAACTGGTTCAGTTGGCGGAGCATACACTTCTGACTTAGATGCAATGGAGGTACACTTCTTATCTGAAAGATGTTTATGTGTTCAAGGAGCTAACAACTTCGTATTATTTACATCATCTGTAGTGTAGTAATAATAAAGGTAAGATTACCCCTGCGGTATTAGCGGGGGTAAAATTACCCATTAATAAATTTTTAAATTATATTTTATCATGGCAAAAACAGAAACAAAACCCCAATCAACTTGGGAAATCAAAACCAGAACTTATTTATTAAAAGGACAAGACAACCCATTAACATTTACTGTCTCATCCAGACACTCTCGTAGATACCCATTATTATGGTTTGATCGCGAAACGGGAGAACAAAAAGAACTACGATACGCAACTAACCAAGCATCTCCATTTGTTCAAGACCAAAAAGGAGAGGTTACTCTAGGCCACATTGTATTTAGAGACGGCGTATTGACTGTACCGGAAGAACAACAAAATCTTCAAAAATTATTATCATTATATCATCCGTTGCTAGGCAAAAAATATTATGAATTTGATGCGGTAATGGAGGCGGAAGATGAATTAGATGATTTAGATTTGCAACTTACTGCAATGAATGCGGCTCAGACAATGGATGTTGACCAAGCTGAAGCAATCTTAAGAACCGAACAAGGATCTAAAGTATCGAAAATGACATCTAAAGAAATTAAAAGAGACTTGCTTTTGTTTGCTAGAAACAATCCGGCATTATTCATAAGCCTTGCGGAAGATGAGAATATCCAATTAAGGAACTTTGCAATTAAAGCATGTGAACTAAACATCATAAAACTATCCCAAGATCAACGGGATTTTAAATGGGCGGCTAATGGCAAGAAGTTAATGACAGTGCCATTTGATGAAAACCCCTACTCGGCATTTGCTGCATATCTAAAAACAGATGAGGGCGTTGAAGTCTATAAGTCCATAGAGAAAAAAATGGAATAACACGTAATACTAATATTAGGCGGTAGCTCAGGTTACCGCCTTAATATTATAATAAGAATATACAATGGCAATAAACGTAGATACAGTTTACAAAACAGTCTTATTAATACTTAATAAAGAGCAACGCGGGTATATGACCCCGGATGAATTTAATAAGACAGCGGCTCAAGTGCAACTTGAAATATTTGAGACCTATTTTGATGATCTTAATCAACAATTAAGAGTGCCAGATAACGACAGTGAATATGCTGATCGTCAAAAAAGCTTGCAGGAAAAACTATCAGTATTTCATAGTGTTGGGAATTGTGTATATGACGCACCATACTTTGACGTACCAGTTGATTCAGCTGGCTTTTATAAATTAGGCACAGTAATATATAATGATGAAAAAGAGGTCCAATACGTGCAGCCTAATGAGTTATTGGAGCTTAACTTGTCACCATTAACAAAACCTACAGAATACTATCCGGTGTATAAGTATAAAGACTTTAAAATATATGTTTACCCAACCTCGATAGTAAGTAATATAACTGCTACATATTTGCGAAAGCCATTAGATCCAATTTGGGATTTTACCGCTACTCCTCCATACTATCAATATATATACAACTCTGGCACGTCGGTTGATTTTGAACTTCATCCTACCGAACAAGTGAACGTAATTACAAAAATATTGCTTTATTCAGGTGTGATAATAAAAGACCCACAAATTATACAAGTTGCAGCGCAGCAAATACAAGCGGAAAATATAAATTCAAAAAGCTAATAAAATATGGCATTTCCAAACGGAGGTTTAATAACCGAAACAAATAGACAATACTACGAAGGCGCTCAGGGCTTTCAAGTAATGGACCCCGGTGGTCAGGATGTGTTTGTATTTACTTTTGACACAGATATAATATTTGGCGGTTGGGATCCAAATGATCCAGACTATGCCTTAAATAATTTTAAACTGTACTATAGTGCTGATGGGCTAAACTATTCTGAAATACTAACGCAATATTCTGTAAATTATAAAACCGTAACTTTAGCTACGCCTTTAGATCAAGGGGAGGTTATAGTTATGCAACTAAAAAGAGCGGACGGTGGTAACTACGGAGATAGAGATGCATATGGCGCTACTGTAGAAGAAAACTATGGCGGGTATTCTTATATATCACTAAACGATATTATCAATAATTTTATGGTTGCATATGTTGGAACTGGAAAAATTATTGGCAATGCTAAAAGAACCGATGTTATATTTCACGCAAAACGAGCGCTACAGGAATTTAGTTATGACACATTAAAAAGCGTAAAAGCACAAGAATTATCTGTTCCAACAAACTTATCCATTCCTTTGCCGCAAGATTATGTTAACTATGTGAAACTATCCTGGATTGATAAATCCGGGGTTAAACATATAATATATCCGACCAGGCTAACAAGCAATCCGTCTGAGTTGCCAATACAAGATTCACGTGGAGTTGCAATACAAAGTAGTTACGACGATAATATACAATCAACCTCTTTAATTGAAGAAAGATGGAATGCTACTAACTTAAATGCCGAAATAGCTGATTCAATGTATTCATTTTCAGAAGGATGGTCCGGTTATGACTGGGGAGCCGGCGGGTTTTATGGTAGACAATACGGCCTTGATCCGCAATATTCTAATTACAACGGAACATTTACAATTAATGAAAGAGAAGGTAAATTAAACTTTTCAAGTGATTTAGTTGGGTTAGTTGTTTTGTTTGAATATATATCAGATGGGCTAGCATATGAATTAGACTCAAGAGTTCCAAAGTTAGCAGAAGACGCAGCATATGCTTATATTTTACATGCAATTATTTCTACCCGCGCAAATCAACCAGAGTATCTTGTTAGGAGATTACGTGATGAAAAAAGCGCTAAATTAAGAAACGCAAAAATAAGATTGTCTAATATTAAGTTAGAAGAGATCACTCAAGTAATGAGAGGCAAATCTAAATGGATTAAACACTAATTATGGCTGAAATAAAGAATACCTTCTTAAGAGGTAAAATGAATAAAGACCTAGACAGTAGACTAATACAGAATGGAGAATATAGGGACGCCTTAAATATATCGGTTGGTAAATCTGAAAATCAAAGCGTAGGCTCAGCGCAGAATATTTTGGGTAACAAGCAATTAGTTAAACCTACTGGAGCAGGAACCGCGCCTTTTGAATCAAATGAAAACTTAGTATGCATAGGTCAATTTGTTGATAATGATAACAATAGGCTATTTCAATTATTAACAGACTATACGGACCCAGATCCATTAAGCATAAATTTGCCTAGCGAAGATTACGAGATGAAGATAACTCTATATGATCCTTCAAATACGGGTAACCCATATACAGTTCTATTATCTGGTGCTTTCTTGAATTTTTCTACAACGAATTTAGTAACAGGTATTAACCTGGTAGAAAATTTATTGTTTTGGACAGACAATAGAAATCAACCGCGAAAAATAAATGTTAATAAAGCGTTGTTGAACTCCGCTAGCTCAGTGAACCCGTATTATGTACTTGCGGATCAAATATCAGTTGCTAAATATGCTCCATTTAAAAGCCCTATATTGTATAAGGTTTTAGATGTAATAGCGCCGGTGTTTAGTTCTACGTTTTCAACGAATGAAGGTCAAACTCTTTTAATATTTTCATCGAGCCAATTAGAAACAGTTGGTTTGGAAGTTGGAGATCAATTGATTGATAATGGACTGGGCATAGATACGTCGGATTTTGCAGTTGTTACATATATATCTCCGTCGTCTGGCGGATATAATAATGTGTATATAAGCGGACAATATACAATATCCAGTGGTTACGATTTGACTTTTCGCAGAACAACAATGAAAAACAACGCATCAGCGTCTACATATTCTGGAGAGGAAAATTTTTTAAAGGATAAGTTTGTTAGATTTAGTTATAGATTTAGGTTTGATGACAATGAATATTCATTGATGGCACCATTCACGCAGCCAGCTTTTATACCAACTCAAAAAGGTTATTTTATAAACGGCGATGAGGATGCGGCATATAGGTCTACAGTAGTGAGTTTCATGGAGAACAATGTTAATGAAATTACATTAATGATTGAGTTGCCAGAGGCAGGTGATAACTTATTTAACTTATATAAAATACGAAGCATTGACATCCTATACAAAGAGTCCGATTCTTTGTCAGTAAAAGTAATAGAGACGATAGATATAGATACAATAGAGCAAGAAGTTCCTTCGTCTAATTTGTATTATTATAAGTATAATTCTCAAAAGCCATATAAAACACTGCAAGAAGCGGAGACCACTAGGGTTTATGATAAAACACCCGTTAGAGCTTTAGCTCAAGACGTTTCTGGCAATAGAGTTATATATGGAAATTATATAAATCAAAACACGCCTCCGGAAAGTTTAGATTACAATGTGTCCGCTATACAGAAAAATGACCTATATGAAAGTTGGCTTGAGTATCCAAATCATACTTTAAAACAAAATAGAACATACCAAGTAGGGGTTGTTTTGGCTGATAAGTTTGGCAGACAATCCTCTGTTATATTATCATCAGCTTTGCCGTATGTTAATACAGGTGGGTTTATATATGGATCATCATCTATATATGTGCCTTACAAAAATGATGATTGGACTACCTCTGTAAAAGATTGGCTAGGTGACACCCTAGCTTTAACTTTTAATACAACTATAAATTCAAACAAAAACTCGGCCGATGGTACACCTGGGCTATATGCTACACCTATTTCAAAAACAAATACAATTGGCTTTTCTATAATATCCGCAAGTATATATTATAATGACGATCCATTGGTAGAAAGTGTTGGGTGGAAATATATTTATTATGAAGATACCACTCCAGGTATTGATTCTATAATCCCCGCCGAAGGCAACTGGCTGCGTGGTCAATATACAGATTATGTTGAAATACTAAACGTAGAACCTCTACTTGGTTCTGGTTATAAGTTAACTACATCCGGTAGAGTAAATGAAATATATGAGTATAATCCAGCCAATACGCCTGACTTAAAGTTTTGTTATAACTTAAATGAACTAGGATGGTATTCTTATAAGATAGTTGTTAAACAGCAGCAACAAGAATATTATAATGTTTATGTACCCGGCATGCTAGCAGGGTATCCTGTATGGCAAACAAACGGCACGGGCAATCCAACACAGTTTCCAACAGGAGAGTCAGAAGTTACATGCCATTTTGTTTCTATAAATGATAATATAAATAAAGTGCCTCGCGACTTGTCAGAGGTTGGCCCAAACCAAACGCAGTATAGAAGCAGTGTTAAGCTCTGGGGTAGAGTTGAAAATCAAATTCAATTTGAAGCTAGTAGCGGTAATTACTTTGCGGCAAACAAGCAATATTACCCAACAACAACACCTGATACCGTATCTACAATAGCGCCTTCTAATGACTTAGGTTTTTTAGAGCAAAATACCACAATAAATCCAGTAGGGTCTGCTTATTTTAATATTTATCAATTAGAAACATCACCTTTAATAAATAGGGTTTCAACAAGTAAAAAAATCGGGGTAGTTGGAAACACAGCCTCTGGTCCAACCATACCAACAATAGGAACTGGCATGAGTCCATTTTTAGGTGTGTATGAAACTGCTCCTGTTACAACAGCGCTTGATTTATTCTGGGAAACGTCTACTACTGGATACATTTCCGATTTAAACGCAGACATATTAACAGGATCAGATGCTATAATTGGATATACAAATTTAGGCTTTGAATTTAATGAGGATCAGGATTATGATGGCCCGGGCAATACAACTGGAGCCTCTAATTCTCCATGGATTACGGAATGGTTTGATTTTGTAAATAAGTCTGGAGCCATTGTTAACTCTATAGACAGTATAGTTTTTTCAGCCGCAAATAGAGATGGGCAAAACTTAACCTCTTCTTTTGAACTTGTTAGAGAAACAAATATAAGTGACCCTAATTATTTGAAATACAGAATAAAAATATTGAATAGTAATTTTTATTATGGAACAAATTTTGCAACATATGGAAGTTTTATATTTACTTTTCAAATAACTCATACGGTTTTAAGCACAACATATAATCCCATTATAAGTACGGTTTCTGAGGTATTGCAAATATCAAACGCTTATCCAATTGTAACTAGCCCAAGCGCAAATGTTACGCCTGTGTATAATTTAACTAATGCTCCATTGATTGGACCAATCATAGATGTTATTGGTAAAAATGGCAGCTTTAGTACTGTGCCATCCGACTATCTTTCTGATTTGTACTGGATGTATGATCCAATTGGGCCATCATATTATGGTTATTTTAGTGTAAATTCGTCAACTGGGGATGTTAGTGTAACAAATAGCAATATACCAATTGGAGTTTATGATCTAAGATTAAAACTACAAGACGCAAGCACAAGCTTAGGACTACAATCCTTTGGCGGATTATCAAGTTACAGAACAGTTAGACTTCAGGTTCCAGATACCAGTGTTGGATGCGCCTCGTGGACAAGTGTATCTACAGATAGTGGATCAGGTACAACTTGGTCTAATATGACAAGCGGATATATAAATGTATGGAAAATGCTAAGAGCCGGTGAAACAATAATTGAATCCACCGTTAAATTAAGCGGGTGGGTTCAATATTTTACGTCGACTAGTTATGCAGCTTCAGTGCCTGTTAGTTTTACAAATGGAGAACCATATGGTTATTTCAACGCGGGATTATTTAATAATAATGAATTTTCAGCAAGGCAAGCCGCCCAAACATTATATTTTACTGGCAATATAATTACGTCAAGTGGTAGGTCAATAGATATAAATTATGGCTCTAATCAAACCAACGTAACAACTGAAATTAACATACAATCATCTGGATGTACTGCGGGTGTACCAACAGGGTATATACCTTCAACTTGCAGGGAATGGACTATTTATAATAATTCTAGTTTCCCAATACCTTTTAACGGGCTACATGGGAACGGAAGAGCTATAATAGGAGGCGTAATAGAGCCTGGGCAATATGCTAAGAGCACAGGAGAAGGAGGAACTTACCCTGTAGCTAGATATTTAAGCTTACAAGCCGCAGGAACTGGGACTATAGGTGGAGTAATAACATATACAGGCGCTGTTACATGCCCTCTGTAATAACCTAAAAAAATAAGTAATTATTAACTATGGCAGCAACAATAGAAGTAAAATATTATAATTCATACTGGCTAAAAAAATTAAATTCTATTCAGCCAATAAAGCCTTACACCACTACCACTGCAGATTCATTAAAGTTTGATTTTGTAGCTGGGAACGATTATTTTACATTAACAGGAACTTACGTGGGCTGGCCAATTCCTTTTATTGGTCCAGGTCAAAAACTAACATATACATACCCGCCAACAGGCGTAGGTGCTACAACATATAGTTTTACAATAAGAGGCGTAGATGATACTTCCACCCCTAGGATATATATAGAAGGCGTAAACCCGGTTACATTTCAAGTTGATTCAACTATACTTCCATATGTGCCGCTTACTTTTGGTAAAATAATAAACTTTAGTTACGTACCCGGCTCTACGCAAGACACCCCAGCGTCTCCGCCTACTTACGTAAATGGAATGAGATACAATTATAGTAACTCAGACGACTGGTATGTAGAAGAATCAAGAATAAGAGGCGGGTATAATAATGTATCCACCGATTATGGCGTAAAGGCGTACATAGTCGAAGAATCGCCAAACCAACAAAATAGGTTTAGTTCTTTAATATACTCTGGGTTATTTAACTCCAGAACAGGCGTAAACAATACAAATCAATTTTCAGTTGGAGAAGATATAACTAGAACAATTGATCCTTCCCAGGGCTCTATTCAAAAGTTATATGCTGAAGATACTAATTTAACAATATTCCAAGAAACAAAGGTTAGCAGAGCTTTAATTGACAAAGACGCCGTATATTCAGCGGAGGGTCAGCCTTTAACAACATCGGGACGTGAGGTAATAGGCCAAGTGCAAGCTTATGCTGGTAATTACGGTATAAGTACAAACCCAGAAAGCTTTGCTACGTATGGTTATAGAAAATATTTTACAGACAGGAATCAAAATGCCGTATTAAGACTTTCGCAAGATGGTATAACTGAAATATCTTCATATGGAATGCTTGATTATTTTAGAGACAGTTTTAGCGAAATAAGTTCTGATGGTAAAATAGTCGGTTCTTGGGACATGCACAATAAGCAATACGTGCTATCATTGCAACCTGCTCTTAGCATAGGGGCTTCACGGCCAGGCCAATCAGGGTATTTACCGGAATTTAAAACATTAGCTTTTGACGAAGACTCAAATGGTTGGACCAGTAGATTTTCATTTAGACCCGATTCAGGTTTTAGTTTATTAGGTCAATATTATACAACAGCAAAAGGTAATGTTTGGCAACATTATTCTACTGATTCTTTGTATTGCAATTTTTATGGTGAACAATATAATTCTAGTATTACACTAGTTTTTAATCGTGACCCTTCTGTATCTAAAAACTTTCAAACTATAAATTACGAAGGATCGCCAGGCTGGGCGTTGACCAGCATTGAAACAGATTTTAATCAAGGTGTTCCAATTACTTCGGCTACAATGTCATACGGATTAGCCGCTTTGGAAAATCAATTATTCTTAAATAATTTCAAATCAAAAGAAAATAAGTACTTTGGTAACATCTTGAATATAACAAACGCTTCAGAGGGGGTAATTGCATACGGCCAGTCCATGTCCGGAATTGTAGGATTTTATGGGGTTGGCACATTTACTTTTCCTGACGAATCAATACAAAATGTTACATATAATAATCAAGCGGTATTATTCGCGGCCTCTACCGGTTATATAAATTCATCGTACTAATGACAAATGAAATTCAATTAAATAAAGAAAAAGAATTAATAGCAAAGGAGTTTATTGATAAGGTAACAAATTTAGAAACTTTTTTATTAAACAGCGATCTGCCCGGTATTGAAAAGTTTGAAAACGGTATTTCTGAATCGTTTCCTTTAACTCATTCATTTTCTGACGGGGTATATGTTAGAGAAATGTTTATACCAGCAGGAAGTTTTATGATTGGTAAGATACACAAGTTCAGTCATACTGTGTTTTTATTAAAAGGAAAAATACTTGTTGCTACAGAAAATGGAGTGGTATGCCATACTGCTCCATGCTATATTAGTTCGCCGGCAGGGGTAAAAAGAGCGGTCCATACATTAGAAGACACTATTTGGGTAAATGTGCATGCAAACCCAGAAAACACTACGGATATAAAAACATTGGAAAATAATCTAGTATGTTCATCATATAAAGCTTATGATGAATATAAACTTTTAAATAAATAAGATATGAGTTTTGGAGCAGTAGCAATAGCCTCAGCGGGGATCGGTGTATTAGGCAGCGTGGCAACAGGTATAATGGCTCAAAATGCAGCAGATGGTCAAAGACGTGCTTCCGCTGCAGAAAGAGCTAGACTAGATGCAGAGATAAGAGCCTTTGAAAATAGCAGACAAGCTATAATAAACCCATATGCCAACTTTAAAGACATAAGTGGTTTAGCAACAGATTTATCAAGCATGATAAGCAATCCTTACGCTAATTTAGGCGTAGCCACGCAAGCAGCTAAATTTGAGGCCGAGCAGATTGACCTATCACTAGCAAATACATTAGATACACTACGCGAGACTGGATCAAGCGCTGGAGGTGCCACAGCGTTAGCTATGGCTGCGTTAAAAAGCAAGCAAGGTATATCTGCTAACATTGAGCAGCAAGAAGCTCAGAATGAGAAATTAAGAGCTCAGGGCGAACAACAGTTGCAACAATTGAAAATGGCAGAAGCGCAAAGAATACAAACTATAAAAATGAGCGAAGCGCAAAGAATGCAACAAGCAGAGGCTTCTGGTAAACAATTTGTATTCCAAAGTCAAGAAGAAAGAGATAGAGCTAAATTAAACAGGTTAGCTGGGTTATCAGATTTTGCGGCTCAACAAGAGGCACAAGCGCAGTCCGATAGCATGTCCGCAATGACTGGTATGATTGGCGGAATAACTGGAGCGTTGGGCACTGCGGCTAATATTTATGCGGCAGGTCAACAACCACAAACAAATACCACAATTAATTATCTTGACACCGGCAAGTTAACTGCCGCAGGTATGACTAGCATTGGAGGATCACTGCCCGGCGTAGCGTCTCCTTTACCAACAATACGCAACCAAGCGCCGTCAGGATATATAGAACCCTTCGAAAGTAATAATTCTTTTTATCCAAGGTAAATAATAAAATTCATTAATTATAATTAATAATAATGTCATACGAAAATCCACAAAGACAAGTCATATCAACCGCTCCGGCTTTCCAAAATTTACAGCAAAATATATCCTCGGCGGTAAATACAGCCGCGGCAGGGGCTATTGATTTAGCCAAAAGAACAAGTGACGATTTAAAAGAAAAGCAGAAACAATTAGAAGACTTATTTACGAAAGCGCAAGCTGACGCTTCGGTGTGGGGTGGCTCACTAAAAACGGCTGAAACAAATAGTTCAATACCTGTTGATCTTTCTTTATGGAGTGCGCAAGGTAAAAAAGAATTGTTAATACAAAAAATGCGGATCACACCAGGATCTAGTCCCGAAGCAATAGCGGATGCTCAACAAAAAATTGAAAATATAAATGCCATCCCAGACAAAGCTACACAACTATTTGCGTGGGTAAAAGGGTATATTGACACAACTAGGGATGGACTTAAAAATAAAACTTTGTCTAGTTTAAGCATGACAAATGACCCGGCAATGAAGGCGTTAGCCGCAGCGGCTAGCAATAACACAAATGCCGTTAAGTACAGCACGAAATTAGATGCAAACAATAATCCAATATTAGTAATTAATGGGCATGAATTTAAGTATGACGATCTAAAGAGAGCGGATTTACAAGGCGGATTAGTAAAATTAATTCCCGACGTAAACTCCAACTTAGAATCTACAAAGAAAAAAGCACCAAACGTATTTAATGTCATAACGACTAAAAACAAGGATGGTAAAAGCGTTTCAGAAACAGACGGCACTGTTACAAATACATTTTTAACAGGGGAACCTTACCTAAAAATCACCAGCGTTACAAAAACAGGTGGAAAAGTTACGGAAGAATCAGGTATTAGAGTTGTGAAAGTTAATAAGGAAGCAATCGCAATGGATCCTACATTTATAGCTTCTACCAATGCAATAGCAAATGGCTTATTAGCTGATCCAGCAGACGCTTATTCCGCTAACAATGATAAAATGAAAGAGTTCCCAGATGCCGATATTAAGCCATTAAAACTGTGGAGTGAATGCAAAACACAACAAGAAAAAGATAATTGGCGAATTGATTTTATATCAAATTGGAAAAAATTTACATTAGCATCTATAAAAGATGAGCAGCCCATAAAAAACGAAGCTGGCAATTATGTTACAGAAACGCGACTTGCTCCAAAGGCAGATAAAGGTGGCGGTAACGGTGGCGGCAAGCCAACAGAGGGATCTATAAGCAGGGGTCAATTTAACACGAATATTTCATCATCTGAAACAACTCCAGTTTATTTCCCGTCCAGCACAAGGTTATCCGGTAGGCTACAATATGATGATGCTACACAAACATGGGGCTACTATACAAACCAAAGCGCTGGCACAGGAACTGAAAATTGGATGCTAGATCCCGCATTTGGAACATCAAAATCTAAGAAAGCATTAGCTAAAAAAATATACCCAGGTCTTTTTACAAATTTACCATAAATATAAATAAATATGAAATTATACGAGTACAATGGAGCTGAATTTTCAGAAGAAGATGTAATTGCTGCAGCTGAAGAAAAAGGTTTATCAACAGACGAATATATTAAGAAGTATAATATAAAACCAATTGGCAGTGGCGAGCCGGGAAAGAAGAAGCCTGTTGCAGAAAAGGGTGCGCCTGCAACAGGGAAAACACAAAGTACGGCATCCAAGCCGGCAACTACTTCTTCGGTTTCCAAAAAGGTTAATCCTTGGGAAACCGCTGAGCAAGCAAAAAAGCGCGAAGCAACATTTGGAGTAGGAGCAATTGTAAAAACTCCTAAAAAAACAGAGCAAAGTTTGGGTCCTGGAACAGAATATAATTCCCAGGGTTATTTAGTCCCTAAAGAAAAAGAATTGTCTGTTTGGGAAAAATTAAAAACCGCGGCAAGCGAACTATTCCAAGACGACGAAACCGACACTAACGGTAAATTAATTTATGATGATCAAAAACCGGTAAAAGAACAAGCTGCCACATATAGAAAAGACGCGGTAGACGCTCTAAATGCCGTGGGTAAATATGCTTGGTTAAAAGATTATAATAAGGAAGATAGGTTAGAGTTTATATCAAAATTGATACCTGCTCCAAAATATACAGAAAAAGTATATAACCAAGAAACAGATCAATTTGAAGTTAAGCCAAAGAAAGAGGTTGTTGACGATCTAAAAAAACATTTACCAAAAAATTTTGGCGAAATAAAAGACGCAAAGCAATTAAATCAAGCTATTGATATTGCTATTAAAAAGTTTGCAGACAATGATCCTACTATAAAACTGCAAAAGGATATTGCTATTGAAAAATCAGTACCTATATTAAAAGAAAAGGTAAATGAACTGCAGCGTAAATATAATACAGCTACTCCAGATGGCTTAGCAAAGGCTACAGCTGAGTACAATGCATTTGCGCAGCAAGTTATAACTAACAATATAAACACGTCAAAAGCAGCTCGTGACATAGAAGCTGGGTTTGGCTATGCCGCTCAAGTTGCAGCGGAAGATGTTAACTTGGCATTTGCTAGGGATAAGGACACATTTTTGTCAGCAATGGACGCGATTAGTGAGGTTGATCCATTGTCTGCTAGATTTATTGAAGCAGCAGGTAAAGGTACTTATAATTTAATACAAGCAGGTAGACAAACAGGAGTCAGTTCAGCGCATGGCCAAATCGCAGACTTGAATGCTTTTTACAAAAGAGCATTAGAGGATCGTGGTGATAATGAAAAATTTGACATGCCTTCTATATGGAGCGAAAAAGTATCCGGAATAGAAGGATACGGTCAGCAAGAAGTTGCTTCTGGAACAGACACACCGAAAACATATGGAGAAGCTAAAAAAAGATTAAAGGCAGCAACAAATAAACTTAACGCGGATATAATGCAATCCGTGAGCAAAATCGAAGAGGGCAAAAAATACTCAAATTTATTTAAGCAAGCAGATTTAAAAAACGGAGTGCAATTTAATGATATTGTCAGTTTAGTTGGTGAGCAAACTCCAAACTTATTAATAACAGGAGCTGGAGCCGTAACGGGCAATCCTTTATTAATTGGCATTGGAACCGCGTCTGCCTTCACTCAAGAATATGGTAATCAATATTATGATGCTGTAATAACAGGTCTTAAAAAAGACTTAAATAGGGAGCCTACAAAAGAGGAAATAGCCGCGGCGATTGGTGATGGAAAATATGCGGATAAAGCAGAGGCCGTTGCATGGTCCACCTTGTCGTCAAGCTTAGAATTTGCATCTGAACTTAATATAGTTAAAAAGACAGCAAAAGCTCTAGGCATGGGCGGTGAAGCAAAAAATGCTTTGGGCAGCTTAATGCGCGGCGAAATAAAAGCTTTTGGCAAGTCTATGTACCAACAAGGAAAAGACGCCGGTATATCAGGTCTTGGTGAGTACTTAACGGAGGGTCTACAATCAGCTATATCTCAAGCTAGTGCTGGTACCCAGTTGAATGAAGGGGTTGCAAAGTATATGGATGTTAATCAAATGCTAGAAGAAGCTCAAGGAGGAGGTGTTGTTGGTCTTGTATTGCCATTTGGCGGTACAGTTGCGCGCCAAACATTTATGGAGCTTAGAAACTCAGCAAGGCAAGTGGCTACTACATTTAATTTAAGCGGTCCGTTTGGAGATTTTAAACAAGCTAACTTATTTTTTAAGGCGGCTGAAGATAATATTAATACTAGATTTGAAGCAGGCGAAATAACAGATAAAGAAAAAAACGCAGAGCTTGAGTCATTAAGAAACATTAGAAACACTGGATTAAAATTACCATCTGATTTTACTAAGGAAGGTAAGCAAGCTGCATTTGATTTATTAATAGAAAAAAATAAATTAGAAACAGAAATACAAGGAAAAGACGCAGCATTAGTTGCTCCTCAAAAAGAAAGACTAAAAGATATTGATGGGCAGTTAACCGCAATTTCAATAGTTGAATCGCAAAAAAAGCGCGACACAGAGAATATGAGCGCTTTAGATCGCAATATATCAGCATTGGAAGGATACGCTAATACACTTGGTCAAACAGAGTTTGAAAATGCCGTTGGCGAAGGCAAAGGAGTTGAGTCATTTGAGACGGTTGATGATTTTAAAACCGCATTGGAAAACGCTGGTTACGATGAAAACTTCGTAAAAGGAGCTATGGAATCCGACGGGTTTATGCTTGATAATGGGCAAATCATAATTAACAAGCAAATTGCCGCGCAACGTAACCTACATACAATGGGTCACGAACTACTGCATAAAATTTTAAAATCTGAATTTAGCGATCCTGCGCGAGCTATTGAATTAAAAGATCAATTTTTAGCGCAATTATCCCCGGAAGAAAGAAAATTATTAGATGAGCGTATATTAGCTGTTGATGAAAACGCTGTTGTAGAGGGATTGCAAAAAGAATTAGGGAGAGAACCAAATGATGCTGAAATAAAACAAGCTATATCAGAAGGAAAAGGTAGATTATATTCGGATGAAGATCTTGAAAAAGCTCCGGATGAATATCTTACGCAATATTTTCAAATTATAGCAGACAAAAAAATACCATGGTCTGAAAAATTAAAAGATTCCTTAGAGAATTTATGGAAAAATTTTCTTGGTAAGTTTTTTAAAGAGAAAGGCTATGATAAATTAGAATTTGCTGACGGTAAAGATATTTACAGATTTATTAATGACTATGCCAAGTCTATAAAATCAGGCAAATTATCACAAAGAGCGCAGGATTTAGCAAAAGCCGGAACGGGTGTAAAAAAAGTTTCTGTTCCTTCTAAATCAAATTTACAAGGATTACTTACTGATAAATACGGTAATAATAAACGTAGATTTATATCAGAAGGGTTAATGACTACACCAAGCGGTAAAGAAACATTTGACTTTACTAAATCTGTTATTGGAGAAGAATTAGGCGGTCTTGTTGAAACCATAACAAGAAGATTGTATGATGGTATTCCTGCTGATTCAAAGAAAACTGTATCAAGGGAAGACTATAAGAACGCATTGATTTCCGCTGCTGCTACATTGATAGATAGAGAGTGGGATCCAACTAAGCAAGATCTTGATAAATTTGTTAGTAACCGTTTAAACCTTAGAGCAAACTCTTTAGCAAAAGAACTTGGTATTGAGGGTATTACGGAAGGCGGTATAAAAGCCGATGTTGATCAAGCAAAAAGTTTGATAGCTGAAGAAACAAAACAAGAAGTAAAAGAAAAGCCTAAATACAAAACAATATTAGAAAGCAAAGTATTTAGTGATGAAGTAGTTAACTCTGTGAAAGACAAACTCAGAAGGGAATTACGCACATTAAAAAGCAGAATAGACGAAGCTGTATCAATAAATAAAACAGTTACGCCGCTTATAGCAGAGATTAAAGACGCTATGGGTAAGCAAGCTGACATTGATATTAAAAAAGCATTAGGTGGAAAACCAAACGGCGAGTTTAGAAAAAATATTTTAAAGAATAAAAAAGCAATCCTTGAGAATATGACCACTACGTGGTTGATGGGTAAAGACACTAAAAAAGGCGTTGAAGGAGGTATACCTGCGGCTATTCAAAAACAAGTAGACGGTAAATGGTTATCATATCCAGATTGGGTTGGTAAGAAAATTGATCGCGAGAAAGTAACAACTAATCTTGCGGGCAAAACATCGGGCGCGGATATGGTTAGGAGGCTTCCTAACGCGGCAAATAATATTTCTGATGCTGACTTCTTATCATTCTTTTTGGAGCAAAATGGCGACCTTATACGAGGCCGTAAGGAATCATTGTCAAAAGCTATGGCAGAAGAATTGTCATTTGATATATTTAAACAAGGTTTAGAAGAGGGTAATGAAATCGCGGAAGCATTTGAAAAAAATCAAGAATTAAAAGATGTTGTTTTATTAGACACCTACGTTAACGAAGTTGCAAAACAATTAGATCGCGGAACTGTGAAATTTAGTAAAACTGTTATGAAGGTAGGGGATAGACAAATTACCATACCCGAAAGTTATAGAAATACAGCTGACGCGGCATTTAGACTTGTTAGCGGGGTTAACTCGCTTGTCAATGAAGTTCAAATGGTGGGTATTGAAAATATTTTTGATTTTGAAACTAATTCTCTATTAGAACCCTATGCTAATGAATACGACAATTTTATTGGAGAATTTGTTGCTGCGTTGTATGAAGAGGGAAAGATTGACGATAAGAAAGGTATTCAATTTAAACAAGCTATCTATAAAAATAAAACTATACCAGCCGAAATAAGAAAAGCTTTTAAAGAAGTTGGCAATTTAAGATACAATAAAGCGGCTTTGGATGAGTTGGACGCGGCGGCGCATGAAATAAATAAAGCATTAGATCCAGCAATATTAAAAGTAATTGGATATGATTGGCTTGGATATACTCATAGAGTAATGAATGCCGCTAAAGAAAGAGAAGATGGAACGCCTGGCGAATATTATGAGTCATTAAAAAGTTTAAAGCAAGGTGATACTGCAAAAGGTAAATTGCCTGCTGGTTTGATTATAGAGGATATTAGGTTGATGAATAAAAAGTTCCCTCTATTTAAAAAGATACAAAAAATTTTAGATGAAAATATTTCCGCAGAAGAAAAATTAGAAAAACTAAAACCTTTACAAGCAGAAATTGAAGCAGCTAATATTGCTAATATAAAGTTAGCAGTGCATTTAGGTACTGTAATCGGCAATTTATTAAAAGAAGGTAAGATAAGTTCTGTGGCTGCATTGAATTTAGCGCAAATACAAACTGGAATTGTTGCCGGGTGGAGAGCTTTATCAAGACTTGATCTTATAACAGTAAAGGATCGTTCGCAAAAACATGTAAAAGGCGATGATAGCCGCACGTCAAAAGGCGAGCATTTAGCGCCAAATTCTAATACCATGGAGGCTATGGTTAATGTTTGGTTTAAAGCCGCTCAAGATAATTCTATAAATATAGAGGCAGAGCTAAACAAAGTATTTTCAGAGCATTCGCAATGGCTAACCGACGTTGCAACCACAAAAGCCGTTGACAAGGCAGGTGGCGCAAATAACGATAGCAACTTTTTTCGTGTAAAGTTTGCATCGAAGGAAGCTCAGGCACAAGTATATGGCATAGATGGAAGACCTTATATGGAAGTATTGGCTGACAATGAAGCAAGAAAAGCCGCAAATGAGGCGTTTGGCGAATTCAAAGCTGCCATAGAGCCAGAAATACAAAAAGACAAAACGTTTGACAAAGCAATGGCTAATGCAGCTAAGTTTTCTAAAACACCAAAGAAAATACGTGTATTTGATTTTGATGATACGCTTGCGCAAACAAAGAGCAATGTATTATATACAATGCCAGGTGATCCTAAACAATACAAAATTGACGCTGCTACGTTTGCTAAAGAGGGTAAATTCTTAGAAGACGCCGGCGCTAAATGGGATTTTTCTGAATTTAGTAAAGTCATGAATGGTAAAAAAGGTCCATTATTTGAAGTAGCAAAAATTATCGCTGATAAAAAAGGGACTAGTGACGTATTTGTATTAACTGCTAGACCAGCTAACTCAGCCGGGCCAATACAAGAGTTTCTTAAAAGCTTAGGTTTAGATATACCTGTTAAAAATATAACTGGACTTGGCAATAGTTCGCCTCAAGCAAAAGCTGATTGGATTGTAGAAAAAGCTGCAGAAGGTTATAATGACTTTTATTTTGCCGATGATCACACTGGAAATGTTAAAGCTGTCAAAGATGCATTAA